TTTTCTTATTGCTGCATTTGCAGTAAGGTCTACACAGGGATTTCCTTTCCTAGACCTTTGTCTATCTTTAGTAGGTGTTTCAGGTTGGTTATGGGTTGGTCTTTTATGGAAAGACCGAGCATTAATTATTTTAAATGCAATCGCAGTATTTATTCTACTATCAGGTCTAATCAGACATTTCTCTCCTCTGCTTATAGCATGAGTGGAGTATATAATCAAACTTATTTTAACAATCACCCTCATGAAAAAGATAGAGAGGGTGTATTATATGGCGTAATACTAGTAAATCAAAGAACATTTGAAAGAGAATGTATCAAAGTAGGAATCGCTAGTGGAAAAGATTGGCGTCATGTAATTAAAAGAAGTCGTGGATTCAAAGGGTATGATTTACGAATCCAGAGAACTTATCACGACACTATTTATAATTGTTGGAAACTAGAGCAAGAACTACATGAAAAGTTTAAACATGATAGTTATAAACCTAAACAAAAATTTGGAGGGCACACAGAGTGTTTCGAAATTTCGTCCCTTATTTTACGGGACTTCCCAAAAAATAATTCTTGACAAATGGTTAAATCTTTAGTATAATATAATTATAAAAATAAAAGAGAGGCAGAATTTGAGACAGATAATTATACCGACACATTGTCCAGCTTGTAATACAGTATTAGACATCGTGAACGACCAATTATTCTGTAGAAACCCAAAATGTCCTGCTAAATCATCAAAAAGAATTGAACACTTTGTCAAAACTTTAAGTATTAAAGGATTGGGAAAAGCAACAATTGAAAAGTTAGATTTACAGGAATATCATGAAGTCTACTCTTTTACTGAAGAAGAACTTATATCCCTATTAGACTCGGAAAAGTTAGGAGCAAAGTTGTTTGCTGAGATAGAAAACTCTAAATCAGCAGACTTAACAACACTCCTTCCAGCTTTTTCGATACCGCTGATAGGGCGGAGCGCATCTAATAAATTGACTAAAAAAGTCTCGAATATATCAGAGATAACCTACGAAAAATGTATAGATAGTGGTCTCGGTCCTAAAGCGGCGTCGAATCTAATAGATTGGTTAGTTAATGAATTTCATTCTAACGAATATTATAAGTTACCCTTCTCTTTCTCTTGTGAGAGAATATCTGAAGTCAGCTATACGAAAGGTATAGTTTGTATAACAGGTAAACTAAAGAGCTATCCGACAAAGGCAGCAGCTCAAAAAGTTTTACAAAGCTATGGATTTGAGACAAAAGATAATCTTACAAAAGATGTAACGATTCTATTAAATGAAAGTGGTATAGAATCAGCAAAAACAAATAAAGCCCAAGCAATGGGCGTAACAATTTACGATAACATAAAAAAATTAATTAAGGAAAATTAATATGGCATTACCAAAATGGACAGATGAAAGAACACAGCAACTAGTGGACTTCATCGGTGAATCAAGCCCTGTTTCACAGGCAATGGTTGCAGAAGCTGCTGAAGATTTAGAAACTTCTACAAGAAGTGTATCTTCAAAGCTAAGAAAAATGGGTTTTGATGTTGAATTAGCTTCAGCATCTGCTTCTAAATCTTTCTCAGAAGAGCAAGAAGCAACTCTTTCAAACTTCGTAACTGATAATAGCGGAGTTTACACTTATGCTGAAATAGCATCAAACTTTGAAGGTGGAGCATTTAGTGCAAAATCAATTCAAGGTAAAATTCTTTCTATGGAATTAACTGAGCATGTTAAACCAGCTCCTAAGCCAGAGAGTGTTAGAACTTACACTCCTCAAGAAGAAGAAACATTTGTATCAATGGTTAACGATGGCGCTTTTGTAGAAGCTATCGCAGAATCACTTGGTAAAAGTGTTAACTCTATCAGAGGAAAAGCTCTTTCATTACTTAGAAGTGGTGACATCAATGCTATTCCTAAGCAAGAGCACACAAAAGGTTCAAGCAAAGCTGATGTTTTAGCTGACCTTGATATTTCTGAAATGACTGTTCAAGAAATTGCTGATAACATCGGCAAAACTGTAAGAGGCGTCAAAACAATGTTAACCAGAAGAGGTTTACAATGTGCTGATTACAATGGAGCAGCTAGAAAAGAAATAGGCTAACTAGTATTATTTAGCGGGGGAGTGCAACACTCCCCTTTTTTTGAGAGAGATAAATGAATATTGCTAGTGCTTTACTAAAACAAGTAGTTATACAACAAGATTTAGATACTTGGTCTCAGGTAAAAGAAATTTATTTACCAAATGAGTACCGAGGGATTTTTAGCATCTTGGAAAAGCACGTTGACAATTATCAATCTCTCCCAACCTTTGCTGAGTTAAAAGCTGGGCAAAGAGACCAAAATATCCAAGAAAAAATATCTGCTATTGAATCTATAGATGTAGAAGTAGATGCAGATATGTTACTTGACTATCTTAAAAATGAATATACTCAAACCGAGATATTAGATGAAATTGACAAGTATGTGGATAAAACTGTCACTATGGCTAGTGCAGAAGAAAATATAGAACAACTACAAGAAATAGTTCTAAATGTAAGTGATAAAGTAGATGTTACACCACCCTCAGAAAGTATGCAAACTATTACACTTTTTGAAGATGATGAACAAAGAGCAAAATATTTACCTTTAGGACTAAATACAGATTATGACGCAAGCGTCAAATTTTCACCCAAAGACCTAGTGCTAGTTGGTGGACGAAGAGGTTCAGGTAAGTCATTGACTTCTTGTAACCTTGCTGTTAATGTTTATGATTCAGGAAGAACAGCTCTCTATTTCACTATTGAGATGGACAGCCGTTCTATACTGCAAAGAATGTGTTCTATCAGCACAGGAGTTACTTTTACAAATATTCGTGACAAAGTTATGAATACAGAAGAGTGGAATCTTGTTGCTGGTTGGTGGGCAAATCGTTTTCAGGGTGGAGACGAATTACTCAGAGAATATGAATCACATAGAGACTTTGATGAGTTTCATAGAAACTTAACTAAGAATCCATTAACCGAAGACAGACAATTAGATGTAATCTACGATCCAGCCCTCACTCTCTCAAAAATCCAAAGCGAACTCGATAAGAGGGTAAGTCGCACAGACATTGGTATCGTAATCGTAGATTATCTAAACCAAGTTCGTCGCCACAATGCACCAGGCAAAAACAGTCAATATGACTGGCAGGAGCAAATAGAAATAAGTAAGAAACTAAAGTCTTATGCTCAAGAGTATGAAACTTTAGTTTTTGCTCCCTACCAAACAGATTCTACTGGAGAGGCTAGATTCGCAAAAGGTATATTAGATGCAGCCGATGCTGCTTACTCCCTTGAAACATGGGAGCCGACAGATAGATGTATGACATTTAACTGTACAAAAATGAGAAATAACGAAGTAAAAGGTTTCTCTAGTGAAGTCAACTGGAAGTCATTAAAAATTGGTCCCGCTTCTGCATTGACTCCTACAGAGAAAGAAAAAATGAAAGAAGATATGGGACTAGGAACAGAAGGTGAAGAGGCACAAGACTTATGAGATTATTAGAAGAAGTCTATCAAATAAATAACTCAGGATTAGGAGATGTCAGAATATTCTCTGATAGAATGTTTTGTTACAAAAGATACTATGTTGATTGGGGTAATGGTAATGAAACCATGTTCTCTGGTTTATGGTATAAACTACCTGAAGTAAAAAAGATAGTAGAGAAAGAAGTATTTGGAGATAGATGATGATACTTTACACAGAAAAGCAGTTACAAAATGCATATATAGTATATGTAAGAAAACTACATGAATACAACCTTAGTGATAAAATTTATGTAAAGATTCCTACACTAGAAGAATTTAGACCTATGTATGAGGCAGAGATGGAGCTACAGTATGGAAACGACTCAATCCAATAACGAATTTAGAAAACATGAAAAAATATGCAAGTTATTAGGTATACCTCTAACTTGTCCACACTGCGGAGAAAAATTAGATGATACAGATAATACAAGGAGATTGCGTTCAGAAACTTACAAGACTGAAACCAAGAACCGTTAATACATGTATTACTAGTCCTCCATACTGGCTATTAAGAGATTATGGCACAGGAAGATGGGTAGGTGGTAGAGCGGATTGCGACCACTTAGGCGACACTATGAGAGCATGGACTATTAGTAATGCAACTAAAGCTCCTAGAGAGTTTTATAGAGAGGAATGTCCAAAATGTGGAGCAAAAAGAGTTGATGATAAACAGTTAGGACTAGAAGAAACTCCTGAAAGATTTTTAAGAAATATGGTAAGAGTATTTAGATTTGTAAAAAATGCTCTAAGAAATGATGGAACACTATGGTTAAATATGGGAGATAGTTATCATCACCATAATTTACAATTAAATGGCATGCCATGGAGACTTGCTTTAGCATTACAAGAAGATGGGTGGATATTAAGACAAGATATAATTTGGCATAAACCAAATCCCATGCCAGAGAGCGTTAAAAATAGATGCACAAAAGCACATGAGTATATCTTTCTATTTAGTAAAACAAAAAAGTATTATTTTGACCATAAAGGAATTATGGAAGAAGCAGTGTATGAAGAAGGATTAAGAGCAAAGCGTTCTGTTTGGACTCAGGCAGGAGATTCTGCACCACAGTCTGACCACTTTGCAACTTATCCGCAAAAATTAATAGAGCCCTGTGTAATCGCAGGTAGTCCAAAGGGCGGAGTAGTTTTAGACCCTTTCGCAGGATTAGGAACAACAGGAATTGTTGCAGAAAATTTAGGAAGAGATTCTATAATGATAGAACTAAGTAAAGAATACATAAGAGAAATGAAAAAGAGAATAAAAAAATTAACATGATAGTAACAGATGAAAAAATATTAAGACAAATGTCTAAAGAGTGGAAAAATGATAGTCCTCATTCTAAAGAGGAACTAGATACTATTATACACGAAATGAGTCAAGCCATGGATAAATATAATGGTATAGGGATATCAGCAATACAAATAGGATATCCTTGGAGAATATTTTTAGCAGGTAATCCTGCACAAGTTTTTATAAACCCAACAATACTAGAAAGAAGTAGTTATACAAAAGTAGATTGGGAAGGGTGTTTAAGTTGCCCAGGAGCGCATGTAAGAGTAAGACGTTCACATAGTATAAAAGTGAAGTATACAAATGAAGAAGGAATAGTAATAAAACGAAAATTTAAGGGATTCGATGCAAGAGTTATTCAACATGAGTTTGACCATCTTAACGGATTTTTAATTACAGACAGAGGAAAGGTATATCAAGAATGACAGTAGAAGAACTATTAGTAGAAGAAAAAATAAAATTTAAACAGTCTCCAGCAGACTTTGTTGTGCATTGTCTAAATCCAGAGCATGATGACACTAATCCAAGTATGAGAATAGATAAGATTACAGGAGTATTTAATTGTTTCTCTTGTGGGTTTAAAGGAAATATTTTTAAGCATTTTCATAAACCAAGTAACTATTTAGACATAAAGAGAGAAAAAGTAAAACAAACAATAGAACGAAAAAGGTCTGAATCAATCGGGTTAGTTATGCCGAAAGATTTAATTCCATATAGTGGCACTTGGAGAAATATAAAAGCAGAAACATACAAAGAGTTTGAGGCATTTTTCTGTAATCATGCTCCATACACTGATAGAATTGTTTTTCCAGTTAGAGATATAACAGGAAAAATTGTAGCTTTTAATGCTAGAATTAGACATGAGAAGAATATAACAGGACAACCAAAATATATAAATCACCCCCCAAGAGTAAAATTACCTCTATTTCCTACTAATATTACTCCAATCAAAGGAAGAGTATTACTAGTAGAAGGTATATTTGATGTAATAAATCTATATGATAAGGGATTAACAAATGCACTTTGTTCTTTTGGGATAGGAAATGTAACTCCTCAAAAATTACAACTATTGAAGATGAAAGGAGTTGAGCAAATAGATATTTTTTATGACCCGGATAGTGCAGGTCAAGTAGCAATAGAGAAAGTTGTAGAAATGTGTGATAAAGTAGAGTTAAAACATTATCATGTAAGAATACCCTCAGATTTAGGAGACCCAGGTGCTCTTTCTGAGCAATCAGTTAAAGAATTAAAACAGTCATTGTACTCAGAAAAATAATACTTGACACGAGGTTAAAAATTTAGTATAATATATAATATGAAAAAAATAGCATTAATAGAAAGTAAACCAAGCAGAAACAAGTTCTTTGAACTGTTTGAGAATAAGATTCAGTTTGATTCTTATGTTCTTTGTTCTAATCCGCAAATTAAGAAAGTTCTTAAAAGAGATGTGGATATTAATATAGATTTAGATAAGTATGACTGGATAATACTGGTAGGTTCTGAGCCTCTTAAATATTTTACCAAAATAAATTCTATCACCGAATATACTGGTAGAATTGTTGAGGATAAGTTTCTTCCTGTTATTAACCCAGCCATGCTTGCCTTTAAACCTGAGGCAAAGAAAACATGGATAGAATCTAGAGATAATATTGTAAAGTATATCGCTGGAGAACTAAAACAAGAAAAACTGGACAGTGAAAACTGTTTTGGAATTACAGATAGTAGAGAACTTAGTCGTTTCTTAATTGAAGCAAGAGACCATGAAAATGATTTTATTGCACTTGACTCAGAAACTTCTAGTTTATATCCTCGTGATGGACATATGATAGGTGTAAGTTTAGCATTTAAAGAAAATCATGGAGCATATTTTACTACAGACTGTATTGATAGAACTTGTGAAGTTTTACTACAGCAAGTCTTTAATAAGAAAAAAGTAGTATTTCATAATAGTAAATTTGATATTGCTTTCTTTAAGTATCAATTTGGATTTAAGTTTCCAAATTTTGAAGATACTATGTTAATGCATTATACACTAAATGAGAATCCAGGCACTCACGGCCTAAAACAACTCGCTCTCAAATTTACTCCTTATGGAGATTATGAGAAACCTATGTACGATTGGATAGAAGCCTTTCGTAAGCGTAACGGCTTACTCAAACAAGACTTCAGCTGGGACATGATTCCTTTTGAAATTATGAAAGATTACGCAGCAATGGACGCAGTTTGTACTTTTCTCATTTATCAGAAGTTCTTACCTAAGTTGGAGGAGAATGATAAACTCAATAATGTTTATCGAAATATTCTTCTTCCTGCGACAGAATTTCTTCTTGATGTCGAGAGTAATGGAGTTCCCTTTGATAGAGAACGACTTGAAAAATCTACGGTGCTGATGCAAGAAGATATTGATGAAGCAGTCAAAAAACTATATGAATTTAAAGAAGTACAAATCTTTGAAAAAGGACAAGGTAAAGACTTCAATCCAAATAGTACAATGCAACTTCGTTCTTTACTCTTTGATTATATCGGACTAAAACCAACAGGTAAGAAAACAGGCACAGGAGCTGACTCAACTGATGCAGAAGTTCTTGGGCAGTTAGCCGAAGAACATGCCGTTCCACAGCTTGTACTAGATATAAGACAAAAAGTAAAAATCAAGAGTACTTATCTTGATAAAATTATTCCCGCTTTAGATAGAGACAGCAGACTTCGTACAGGTTTTAATCTGCACGGAACAACATCTGGTCGTCTTTCATCTAGTGGAAAAATGAATATGCAACAGATACCTCGTGATAATCCAATCGTGAAGGGTTGCATACGAGCTAAGCCAGGCAATAAAATTGTTGCAATGGACTTAACTACAGCAGAAGTGTATTGTGCAGCCGTATTGGCAAACGATACAGCACTTCAACAGGTGTTTCAAGATGGTGGAAACTTTCACTCAAATATTGCGAAATTAGTATTTAATCTCCCCTGTGAAGTAGACGAAGTTGCTGAGTATTATTCAACAGAAAGACAGATGGCAAAAGCTGTTACATTCGGCATTATGTATGGTGCTGGACCAAAAAAGATTAGTGAACAAGTAACAAAAGATAGTGGTACTTATTTCAGTACAAGTCAAGCTAAAGATGTTATTGAAGATTATTTTAAACAATTCTTTATGTTAAAGAAATGGTTAGAAAACTGTAAAAAGATTATTCAACAACAAGGATATATTTACAGTTTCTATGGAAGAAAGAGAAGATTACCAAATGTAAAATCGAAAGATAGAGCAATCGCTGCTCATGAAGTTCGTAGTGGTATTAATTCTCTTGTTCAATCTGTAGCTTCAGATGTTAACCTTCTTGGGGGCATAGACGCACAAAAAGAAGTAAAAGAAAAGAAGATACCCGCAAAAATCTTTGCACTTGTTCATGACTCTATTTTGGCAGAAGTAAAAGAGGAAGCAGTAGAAGAATACTGTGAAATACTTCAAAGAAATATACAAAAAGATAGAGGATTGTCCATACCAGGCTGCCCGATAGGTTGTGACTTTGATATAGGAGATGATTATTCCTTTGGTAAATTTGAGAAAAAATATGAAGAAACTCTTACTAACAGTAACTATATTAGCTAGTTGCTCTACTATTCCTGAGAAGCAAGAATGTGAGAGAACATATCATGGACACTGTGCATATGAAACTGGAGCAAATTAAATGGCCTGTATATGTTCTTCATTCTGACGAAGTAGAAGAACGAGATGGTTTACTATACTGTGATACACAGATAGTAGACGATAAAAATATGAAAGGAGAAACTCTTGGACAAAGAAGATTACAAAGTCCACATAAAAACTTATATAATTTAAGAGTAATGATAGAATCGTTTCAAGATTTTGTTCATCACAAAGGTTTAAATTATATAGATAGTGATGGAAAATATTTTCGTTGGATAAAGAATAAAGTATGTAATCTAATTAGTCATAAAATAGAGAAAGTTGAAAAACGAGATATTGGAAGTTTAGTGTGGTGTGAAAATGTTCCCTTTCCATTTTTTGTAAAGAGACCGCCCGAAGCTAGACTTCGTTATGCAAGTATACTTTATATGGGCAATCAACCTTCTATACTATATTCTTTTTCAGAACAACAACAAAAAAAGACATGGCGTAAAATATGAAAGCAGTATTGAGCAATAGAATCTTCATGGAAGTAAATGCTAATATGCAGTCTAAACTCGATAATGAACTTACATATACAATACCCCCAAGAAATCCACTAGACCCGCCTTTCGTGATAAAAAACATGGGCATAGTTAGAAAAGGTTTAGTTACCTTACCTAGCGGAAGAACGGATTTGATACCAGAAGATTACGAAATAGTTGATAAACGAAAATTATCGACAATAGAACCTTTTAACTTCAAGTTTACTTTACGACCATCACAACAGACAGTCTATGACGATGTTAGTGACAGTTGTATAATTAACGCTTGGGTTAGTTGGGGAAAGACATTTACTGCGTTAGCTATCGCAAATAAACTTCGACAAAAAACACTGATAGTAACACATACAATATCGTTACGGTCACAATGGGAAAAAGAAGTAAAAAAAGTATTTGGAATTACACCAGGTATAATAGGTAGTGGGAGATATGAAATAGATGCTCCCATTGTTATAGGAAATGTGCAAACTCTATATCGTAGAATGAAAGACATTAATAATGTTTTTGGAACAATTATTCTCGATGAAATGCACCATGTATCTAGTCCTACATTTACTAGGATTGTAGATGCAAGTAAGGCAAGGTATAAGATAGGCCTTACAGGTACAATGGAAAGAAAAGATGGGATTC